TATATAAGGTATCTGTTGTATTTTGTCTTAAATTTATTCCTCCTGTAGTTGAACTAGCATTCCCTGCTAATGTTAAAGAATAAGAACCCGAAGGACTAGCCGTGCCGATGCCTACGTTGCCTGCTGCTTTGATTACTACTGCACTATTCCCTAAGGATAAATCAGAATAAGCAGATTCAGCATCATTCAAAATACCGAATTGAAACAAGCCACCATTGTCTACAAATCTTGCTCTTTGGTTTGTTCCTGTTCTTACATACAAAGGATAGGATGGGGCTACTCCGTTTATTCCCACGCTGCTTGAGAAGGTAGCTGCGCCTGCTTGTGTTATATTAAATCTATTAGCCCCACTATTCCCATTTAAGCGAATTAAATCGCCTGTGCCATCTTGTTGAGCAGTAATTAAACTATTTGTACCTGAGCCATTATAAACAAAAAGTCTATCGGTTTGAGGCGCAAAATTAATTCCTATGTTAGTCGTTTGTACACTACTCGAAAACGTGGCTGCGCCTGTGGATTCTAGGGTGAGAGATAGGTTTGAATTGTTATAAAATTTATGCTCAAAGTTTCCTGAAACTGAATTGTAACGCATACCACCCGATGCATTGTTTTCAGTTCCTATATATCCAAATATTGTAGAACCTCTTGTATATTCAATACCTGAAAAAGCACTACTAACCAAACCTAATGGAACAGATGCACTACCATTAAACCTAGCACTTGTCCCGCTCAAAGCACCTGTCAAAGTTACACCTCCCGTATCGGCTATTGTAAGCCTTGCCAATCCTGAAGTTAATAATTCTAAACTACCATAAGATGAAGCACCGACATAAGAAGCAGCTAGTCTTGATACCGACCCTGAAGTGTAAAGTTCTGCTACTTGTCTGTTCGCACTTGTACTACCACTAACTTGCAAACCTCCACCTGTTATGAATAGGTTATTTGATAGAGTTCCACCTGTCAAAGGAAGGTAAGTAGATGCAGCAGTTCCTGTAGTTAGGTAGGTTGAATTGTCATAGGTTATAGTAGTACCACTTATCTTGACAAATCCTGTTCCATTCAAGGCTGCTTGCTTTCCGTTAAATGTAGACCAATCAGCACTACTCAAAGCACCTCTATTCGTAGCACTTGCAGTAGGTAGATTGAAGGTATGTGTAGTGCTTGCACTTGAGATACCGAAGTCTGTTCCACTTGTACCCGTTGCGAAGTTTTGAACCTGCGCAGTCAATCCATTCAAGGCAGTCAAGCCTGTGGTGAATGTGGTTATAACTTGACAAAGGTGACCATTTTCTGTGTGTAGGGTTATTGTCCTTCCTGAGTTTGATACAAATATTCGAATAGCTAGTCTGTCCGTTAAAGTTAGGCTAGTAGTAGGTACTGCAAGTGCTGAGAAATAAGGATTAATATTTGTACCTAAAGAAATCGATTCAGGAGTGCCTGAATTAGAAGCTATCAAAGTAGCTGTGCCTCCTGAATTGACCTTGTATAATTCAATGTAGAAGGTAGGGCTACCGCCCCCTGAATTTGCACTAAAGTAGGTCTCAAAATTCCAATTGCCCGCAGGGATTTCTAGTAAGGCAGGATTGCCTGCATCCGTAATGAATGAAGCTATGTATCCGTTAGATGCTATAGCCGTATCTGTGCCTGCACCGAATACAGGAACTCTTGACATTTGGCTATAAGCAATTCCTCCTATACTTCCCTGAGATACTGATAGATTAAGGTAGTAGTTAATCGAAGCACCGCCTCCGCCTCCACCTTGCGGGAAGTCTGCTAGGCTACCATCACCTCGGATGTATTGGGATACTGTTCCTGCACCTACTACGCTAATGTTTCCGCTTGAAGTTACCGGGCTACCTGTTACCGTAAAAGCTGAAGGCATGGATAAACCTACAGAAGTCACCCCTAGATCAAGGTTGCCCTGCATGAAAGTTTGAATGCTTGAGATGGTTGCTTTGTTGGTTGTACTCGCACCGCTTACTACGATAGGTACCACATCATTATTGGCTACCGTGCCCCGATCTACTAATTGACTTATTCGCTTATCTGCCATATCGATTAAATATAAAACTTGTTTACCCCGTTTTCTTGTAACATGTAGAAGTCATTCTCCAGAAGTATGTAGTCATAATCCTGAGGCTCCAATTCACCTAAAATCTTGAATAGTGAAACATAGCTTAACCCGTTTGCAATTGGGTTGTACTTATCCACCTTCTGTAATTGAAAGAAGTGATTGCCTACTTTAATGATCTTTCTAAAATCTAGGTTCGAAATATCTGTAGGGGTCAAATAGAAATAACCCTCCAGAAGCCTGCTGTTTCTGTCACCTATTGAACTAATTAGGTTGTCATAGTATTCCGTATACAAATTTGAATTCTCTGGATATGCACCTATGGAAAAGTATACTTCCCTAGGGTAGCTGAATAGCTGATCAAAGGCAGGATCTGTCAAGCTGTTAACGTGACCCGCATAAGGGTAGGCATTATAAGTCACAGCCCCGGATGCATACTGAATCTGCCAAGTTGTAGGGCAAGGAGTTTGAGGCGCAAAGAATACTATTCTAGGCTTGAAGTTGTCCGGGATCTTTACGTTATTCTCAACTTTGTATAGGTGAACCATCACCCTACCTGCTACTTCTTCCCTTAAAACAGGAGGCGCAAAAACTACCTTTACGGATTTGGTTTCTGTTACAAAATCATTCGGAATAACTTCCCGTTTTTCGCCATATCCTTCATTGAATTTGGTCTTATAGCTTTGACTCCAGTAGTCCGAATCATCGTCAAACATCAGCCTATACTCCTTCGCACTCAATTCACTTAAAGGGGTTATCACTACCTCTTGCGATACATCTAGTTTGTCACTCCAATCTAGGGCTTCATCCTTGAAGGTTTTAAAGAACTCATTATAGGGGATGATCTCGAGAATATTTGTTTGCAACTTGTCCTGAGTTATGTACAAATTGTACATCGAGATAATAGACTTCAGGAAGTCCCGCTGCTTCATAGATTTGGGCATCGTGTAGTTGATCTTCATGGTATCACCTTCCACCACATCTACCGCCACAGGGATCGTAGTACCAATTTTTAGAACTCCACCGGGTGCGACTGTCAATGTGTTCTGGATGTTGGCATTATAACCTGCGCCCCCTACAGCTTGACCGGTTAACCTTACTTCGAAATAGTCATTTAGTGCAAGGGTGACTCCGCCTGATATTGCGATGTTGTAAGTGTAAGTTCCCCCTAGTGGTACTATAGTTACTGTCTCACTTTCAGATAGAATTTGCGACCCATTTTTTAAAATCGAAACAGTCCAAAGGTTCTTTGTAAAAGTTGCTAAAGAAGTAAAACTAAGACTTACATTAAAATTCAAGCCTGTATTTAAACCCTGAGTTTTATTGTAGGTAAATCTATTTCCTGCCCCGTTAATCGTAAAGCTAGGAGCAGATACGCTGTTAAAAACTAGGAGTTGTGAAAAGCTAGGTACTGAGGTCACATTCTGAGTAAGCAGGTTGGTTCTCTGATCTAGCAAATTCAGCACTTCCCTAGTGATGCTTTTTTCGGAAGTCAACAAAATCAACTTCTTGAAAAAGAAGGATTCAAAGATTGATGCCGTTATCGTAAACCCTGCCTCAGAAAATATCCGCTTAAGGATTTCGGTAATAAATACAGCAGGCTTGAAGTTCTTTAATGGGTAGTTTATTCCATTTGCGCTATACCCATAATCCACCAAAGGGTAGACATAGTTCTGCGCACCCGATACCCATTCTGTCCGTGACCAACTCGCTTCTATATTCGCCTGATTGTAGGTGTGGTCATAGGCATCAAAGTTTAGATCCGCAAGAGTCTTATCTCCCAAGGCATCTAGGATGTCCCTGAGCCTTCCAAACATATTAACCTCATAGGTGATATCCCCTTCCCGGTTAACTATCTTAGACATCCTTAAAACACCGTCAAATATTTTGACATTATCTAGAAAGATTTGAGCCTGCGCCTGTTTTGCCGGGTTGAAGTTCGATAAGATGTTAGCCCCTGCGATAATATCATTTGCTACAGAGATATCAAAGATGTTCCCGAATAGCTGCTGATTTCTTGAAGTGCTTGGTAGGGTTAAAGTCTTAGAAAAAGAAGTATTCCTTCTTTCGATATCGCTAATATCTGCCACCGAAAAGGTGAATTCTACATCGATATCCCCAAGGGTGTCTGCCTCATATCCTTCTACAAATAGTCTTGCGCTCATATTACCTGTCGATTGTTTATAAGCTGAAATTCAAGGTCTAGTTCAATATTGAATACTTTGTCCACCGCTGTCTTTTTAACCTCGTAGGAAGTAGCTGAAGGCTTCGCAGGTATCCATGAAGGGGTGATGTAGTTATCATTTACCAAATTCATGTAGACCAAAGGGGACGAATACAACTCCCGCAGGATCTCAGCTTGGCTATCTGTTAAATAGTCGCTTATGATCTTCCAACTTTGAGTTTCTTTTGTATAGTAGATCGGGTTGATGTTTTTAACCCTTATCCCATCAGCTTCATAGATGCTGCCTGAGTAGTTGCGTTCATATCCTTTCTTTTCTACGCTGAAGGAAGTCTTGCTCACTAGATCAAAATTAAAGAAGTCATAAACCCCGTATTTATTCAAGTAAGCCAAACGCATCGGATCAAACTTACCGCAGGACTGAATGAAGATAGTAGCGAACTTTGCCCTTCTTGCTGATCCGTTATTCCAATTTGCAAAAACTTGGATATTGTCAATGCTTCCCCCATAGGTCAAGGGTGTGATCTGGATGTAGGTCACGCTCGGAGTCGCAACCGCTGAGGGTGTGATGAAATAGGTTTGAGTTGTTGCGTTTGCATACGTCACTAGCAGTTCGCAGTTTGTCAAAAGCCCTGTATTTATAAACCCAAAGATGGTAGCATCCGTTTCCCTAGCCTTGATCGTAGTCCATTCTGTAAGTGGTAGGTAGCTTGTGTTGCTTACCCCATTGTATTTGCTTAGATCCGAAGCGAAACTATTTTCTTCTAGCAAAGGCAAAGAAGCAGCCAAGGCATACTTGGTAGCACTCACGACTTCTGAAGCTGAGACGATCTGAAACACTCCTGCAACTTCGTAGTACTCATAGCATTTTAGATAGTAGCCTTTAATTACGTTGGTATTGCTAGCTGAAGTTGCTACCTGATAGAATCCGCTTGAGTAGGTAAAGTTTACAGATACAAATTTGCTCACATCAAATTCCACAGAATCGGCAGGGTTAGCCGGGGAATCGTAGAAAGCCTGAGTAATCAATTCGTTTGCAGTATTAAAAACCTTAACCACATATTTAAACCCAGATAGGTTTGCGTTGTCGCTGCTGATCGTATAGTTAATCCGATTGAATGCAGGCAGGATACTATTTGTAGGTTGGACTAGGGTTATCATTTGCTTATTTTTAAGGTCAAGGAATTGAATCCAATGTTTTGAATGTCGATGTTGAATTCTGGTGTTGCTTCGTCAATTGATTTCTTCACAAACATCTTACCCTCAATACCGTACTTTTTAATATAGTATGCCAATCGCTTTGCGCTGCTTGAAATCTGTGGTAGGATCTGCCTTCCCTCGATTAAGTTAGTCGCTTCGATCTCCATGTTCTTACGCTTCATCCATCCTTCTAATTCTACTAATACTTCAGGAGGCATGCCGTAGGTTTTAAATTGATAGAATCTACCTTCAGCATTCTTGTAGGTCTTGCGCCTGTTCTGGATACCCTTCACACCCTTGTCTTGGTAATCTGAATACTCAGCACCTACGCTGATTTCTAGCCTGTAGCCGGTCTTGGTTTCGCTTACCTTTAAAACCCTAAAAGAACCTGCTAGCTTTCCACTATCTACAGGAGCATATTTTGCTAGGTTATCTACTATCGAAATGCCAAGTTTATTCATGGCATCCGTGATATTTTTAACAAGTTGCCCTTCTATGGCAGCGACAAATTCGTTACCCTTCAGCCTTCTGCCTCCGATGTTGACTAGCCCTTCTACCTGTTCCTTTGTTGCAACTGCCATTTCTTGTATTCGAGATCCTTGTGCTTGTTATAATCCTTCAAATATGCTAGGCAGTTAAGATATTCAACTACCCGTAAATCGTAAGCCTGATTCACCGTTATGTTGTTGAAGTCTGCCACTTGTTTTGTGCTGTAGATCCAACCCCAACGCGCCATAAATGGGCTGCTTTCTCCGCCATCTCCTTGTTCTGAATTGAGTAGGTTATTGTACTGCTTATTAACTCGTTGAATAATTGACAAAAAAAAAGCATACAACCGTAAACCTGCAAGAAGTTGGCATCTAGCAAATCATCTGCGACCACCTCATGAGGCACTACCCCATAGCCCTTGTATTTGTCACCCTCCATGGGTAGAAAGAAACAGGCAGCGATCTTATTCAACTGCATGATCTCACCGCTGAAGGATAGGATATCGATATACTGCCCGGCTGTGATCTCCTGCAATTCATAGCAGAACTTATAGCGATTATCCCCTACCTGCAAATAATCCACAGGCTTTGATTCTGGAATATTGTCAAAGAAAGAAAGCTTTTCCCCGTACTTTTTGATCAAGTCTCGATATTTGTATTCATCGTACTCCCGCTCATTCTTACCCTCGATCACCGCTAGCATTTTCTGCTGCTTCTCGATTATGTTTAGGTTTTGGCTTGCCTCGATATCGTACAAGGTTATGAACTGCCCAACGGTTAATTTATCCCACATGGCTTTAAATATATTTATTTGGTTTGGTGTTTCTATCTGAAGGAGTACCTACCTAGATGGCTCTTTGAAATCTTATTCACTACCGAATAGCGCAGGGCATCCAGAGCGTGATTAAAATTATCCACAGGCTTGTTGGTCATCTGCCCGTTTTTATCTTCTATGTACTTATAGTTCCTGAGTTCCTTGATAAGGTTGAAACTGCTTTCGGTTGCAATCAGCTTGTATCTACGGATTATGTCAATGCCTATGTTGATAGATCCTTTGATAGTTGGCTTAACATTCCATCCCATCCGATAGATTTCTTCTATACTTTTCGGCTCTGCTGAATCCGCATAGATTTCATTGCTGCGATCTAGTCCCAATACTTTCATTTCGTTTGCGATGTCTTGGTTTGTCATTCCTGTCCGGTATAGTAATTCATCGACATACATATTATCCTCAAGAATGTAGGTGCGCACCAAACTAGTAGGATCACTTGAGTAGCCAAAGTCAAGGCCATAGCTTACTAGCTTTGCTTCCTTTGGGATTTCTTTGGTGGTACTGAAGGTATATACCAAGGATCTAGCCTGCCCCCGTTCCCCAAGGCCGTAGACCCTCCAATAGTTTTCGTCTATGCCTTTTAGCCTTTCGATTTCATCTTTTATTACATCGCCAAGAAATGGGTTATCCTTGTAGGTAGTCTGGAAGAACTGCACATCCGAACGGGTAAGCACCTGATCGTATATCCAATGGAACTCCTCCGATGGATTGTAATCCAGAATCACCTTTTCATTTGTACGGAACAGAAGCTGAGTCCAATCTTCGTGCGTCAATTCGTTTGCCTCATTACAAAAAAGTAAATCCCGCTTTCTACCCCTGATTTTTTGAGGCATGTCTAAACTTATAAACTCAATCGTGTTTTCGTTTAACCTATATTCGTTATTGCTCTTGCTGTGGTAGTCTTCAGAGTATATGTCATGATCCTTAAGAATCTGAAAAAAGTCACGCATTACCGTACCCCTCAAAGCCGGGAAGGACTTCCTACAAATCGTGATTATCTTACCCTCATTCCTTTGGCAGTAAGCAAAGATTATCCAAAGCAGGATATTAAAAGTTTTCCCTGATCTAGTGCCACCCTGCTGCACTACTATCTTAGCCGTGCTTTCCTCAAGATGCCTAAATACTTTGTTGGTTTTAAGTTTAATCTGCGCCATCTATAATGGTCACTTCAAAAAATTTCTTCCCATCAGCACCTGTGATCTCCTGCCTTTCGACATAGCCCCTAGACTTCCCTTGAGTTTTAAGAAAGAAGATGATGGCAGTAGTATCACCTCCATCTATCTTCTGATCTAGCTTCCCTTCTACGAAATCAAGTCTAGAATTCCTTCCTTCGATTACAGCCTGTTCTAGGCCATCCTGTTCAATCCATTTATATAGGCTTACTCTATCTACACCTAATGACTTTGAGGCTGCTGATAGGTTACCAAATGCCTTCACGATGGCTTGCTCTATCACGGATCTCTCAGGCTTTTTCATAGTGTTGATTTTTGTAGTTTCTTAATCTAGTTTTTGATTCGCTACTTGCATAGGTTCTACAGGTGTGATATCCTTTTCCTCTAGCTTGTTTGGGATTCCTGCATCATCTAGCAACTTCTTAAACAAGTAAGCTAGATCAAAGATTCCCTGCTCTTCATCTTCAAGGGTTACACTTATCACTTTTTTTGCACTATTGAAATTCAATTGAAAGTTTGACATATTTGGATTTTTTTAGAATGGTAGATCGTAATCTTCATCCTGATAAGTTGCTGTAGGTACTTTGTTAACCTGTGGGTTATTATTTTCTTCCTTTTTGTAATCGTTTAGGTTAATAGCCACATCCTTCCCAAAGTCATTCGGCTTATCGTAGATGTTAATGCTTACATTGATATAGGTCTTCCCGTTATAGGTGTAAGCGTGCGCATGGCAATCGGATAGGCAGATCGCAGCTGTAAGCCAAGAATCACTTCTTTTCTTTCCGTTTCCTAGTCTTACTTTTTGTTTCGCTTCCATATTATGTGGTTTTAGGTTTTCTTCCTCTTTTCACCGGGGCTACTGCTTCCTCCTGTACTTCGGCACTTTCTTCTTCTTGCTGCCGATACCAAGTAGTATTTTCTTCGTTGGTGTACCATCCATACAAGTAGTTAACCAACTCCATCCGGCAGCTACTACACCAATGGCTGAAATTATGTTTTGGATTAACGTAAGTGGTATACAAGTGAATCATTTCCGTGTAAACTTCTTTGTCATAATTACGGATAAATGCGTGCTTCTTGTAGCTTTCATACAAGGGCATGTGCTTCTTAAATAATTCTAAATCTTCAGGTGTCATAGTTTTTGTAGTTCGTTTTTAACTTCTTCCCAATATTCATATTCTTTTGTTCCATACTTAGACAATACTTTTAAGATTTCATCTACTGCTATCAAAGCACATTGTTTAGCATACGGGTATTCAAATTCAGAATCAGCAGGAGTATATTGTATAAATTTATCTACTAGTTCTTCAGCGTGTTCTTTTGGTGTCATAGTTGAAATTTGTTAGTGAAATGATCATCCACATACAGATAGATGAAGGGTACTATACTAGATATAAATATCGCTTCTAGTAAATCCGTTTTTAAAATTAGAAAAAAGAAGCTGATCCAAAATGACATGCAAAAAGAACAGCTAAAAGGCTTGACCAACTTCCTGCCCGTAACTTCTTTAAAAAATTTAGGAAAGTTCAGGATATAGAAATAAAGCAGGGTTAACCCTACCGACCCTAGTACACCAACTGTGATTTGATACATGATCTAATTTTTTTAATTGTTATAAATATTGAAGTGTGTGGAATGCCTGTTTGCTTTGATACCTTCCGGACTGATCCGAGTTCCACATACATCTTAAGAATCTCCTGATCGTACCAATACAAACCCTGCACTATCTTTGCTATCCCATCCGCTACTTCTTGACTGTTATCGATTTGCTGTTCTTCTTTTACAAACTTCATTATATCTTCCACCGGGACAAGGCTCCCATATAGCCTACCGAACTTACCGTACTTTGAGTTAGTTTGATTGCAGCAGATACGAACTATCCAGAACTTAAATACCTGTTTCCCTTTGGCTTCTAGTTCCTTCAATTTATTTGCATCGTATTCTAGGACTATCACCGCTACCTCCTGCCTGAGATCTTCCCATAGATCCTTGCCTATATTCTGGAATACATATTTGAATTCATTGTCATATAGCCATCCGATCGCTTTCATTTTAGGCTAATTACTTCGCCTGTGGGAAGTCCTGCAAAATCACATAGCCATCCATTCCATTCAAAGCGGATCTCCTTCTCACGGCCGTAATATGATGCAGCTAGGAGTCTTATTTGCCTTTGTACTATCTCAATACTTTGAAAGCTTCCTTTTCCCTTATTCATCCATGCAGACCACTTACCGCTTGATTCCTTATACCGGATCTCAAGTGAATAATCTAGTTTGGATTTGGGTAGCCCTCTAGCCATTTTCTATTTGTGGCTTATTCGCCATAATTAAAGTAGTCATGACAGGTTTTGATTCTGTACGCACAAATAAGGTTATCTCGATGTGCCATCACTTTTAACAAGCAGTTCCGATGTGTGTCTACATTCCACCACATGACTATATTTTTTCTTTGATCACTACTTCCAATCCTATAGCCTCACATATCATCCTAAGATTGAACAGGCTTATGCTTTCCCATCCATTCTCTACCTGATTGATAGGTGCATGGCTTAGACCTAGCTTCTTGCATAGTTCTAGCTGCGTGTATCCGCTTTTCTTTCTTGATTTCCTGATTAATAGTCCTTCTTCTACGCTCATTTGGTTTGTTATTTCTTCAAATATAGTATAAAAATTAATATACTATTTTTAAGGGTTATTATTGTAGAAATTTTACATTTTTACTCCACACATTTCTAGGCAGTTTTTGCAGTTTCCAAAATATGTTTTTTTATTCATCTTAGATACTAATGCGTTTTTCCCTAAAAATTTAGTTTTATGAATATTTATAACGCCATTCAAAACAAGAGGATTCCTTTTTGATGCTCTAAATACAGTATCAATAAATGACCTGTCTTTTATTATTTGATCCTGAATAATGCTAAATTTTAATCCTTCTTGATTCTGTTTGTTGAAATCAAAAGTAACAACTCTTAAAATAGACCTGCAATATTTTTTCAATATATCAAACTGATTCAAAAGGTATTCTATTTTATCTTCTTTATCTAATGCTGATATTGAAGTATTGATGCAAACATTTAATTTATGTAATCTATCTAATTGATTTTGATTTAAAACGTTCCAATGCTTTGTAATGATTACTATCTCTTTTGGCTTTTCGTCAAATAAATTAAATTGATTTTCAGTCTGAACTAGTTCACAAATTTTAATTGTATGTTCCCAATTTTCAGAAGGATCGCCCATAGTACCCATCCTGATAAATGGTAGACTTACTTTTTTAATTTGATTTTTAATCCTGTTTATGTGTTGAATATCTGTAAAATCTCTAAATACTGTTTTTGAAAAGTCATAGCCATAAATTCTAGCTATTCTATTTGCATAGCAATCATTAAAGCACCCGTTAACACTTTCTTCTAGTCCAGACTTACAACCCAAAGAAGGGTCTAATGAATAGACCCCCCTCGAGTTTTTTGTAAGTGAAATTATATTTGAATAAGTTCTCAAAGTCTTCCAATATTTGGATACAAATCTTTGATTTTTGCAGGATCACCCTTAAAGAAAGCATAAATTTTTTGCTCACACTTTGGGAATTTTCTTGCAGATAAAGTCTTTTTAGCGTGTGCCCTTCTTGTAAATTCAGATTCTAGGTATACTATCCTATTGTAAATGTGAAGCCCTTGCTGCTTAAAAAACAATTCATGTTCAGCCTCACATCCATAATATCCGCCATTTTTATCTCTGCTATCTCCTGTCATGACAACAAAAAAGGTATTATCATTCATTACACTTATTGCTTTCTTATAACCTTCAAAAAGCATATCCCTAAAGTCATCATAGGTTTTCAATGAATTTAATTCATTTTCAGGAATCACACCGTTGTAGTCAATGTACTTTTCAACTTTGTAATATGGTGGACATGAGAATATAAGGTCATAATTTTGTTTAGGTGTAAAACTACTTGAATCAGATTGAATCCATTTTGTATTATAGAAATCCTTACATATTGAATTATTCGCATCACATTGATTTTGTCTTATTTCAGATGCTAAATATTCATATCCGCAAGCACCTGTAACAAAGCCCATTTGAACACCTCCACCAAAAGGGTTATAAACTCTTACCCCATTTGTAGGCATAAACATTCTTAGAATTATTTCACAGGCTGTAGGATCTAATACACTTGCGTTTCCATTTAAAGTTTTTGATTTATCTGTGATAATTTCATCACCTTCTACTTTTTGCTTTGAAAGTACCACATTAGACATACCATTTGATCCCTGCCAACATCCTTCACGAGTTGCAAATTTTGGATTTACTATGTTATGTTTTTCACCTGCTTCTTCAATTTGCCTATTCCATTCTCTTTTTATTTTTAACCATTCTCCAGATGTAGATTCCCAAAGGTTTGTCATAGCAATGTGTGCCAATAATTTAAGCCTCACTTGACTAAACTCTCCGTATACCATGTATTCAAAATCACTCTTTACCAGGTATGTTTTAAAGCCTATTTTATGAAATACATCAGGTCTTTCTAAATCGTGTTTCCTAGATACTGTCATTATCATTGGATAACCAAAAGTATTTTTTTCAATGATTTTTTCAATCATTAGTGAATAAATCTTCTTATCCTTTTTCTCTTGATACATTGCAGATTGAAGTAAGCAAAATTCACCTACCTCATGATTTATTTGAAATGTAAAAAATCCTGAGAATTCATCATCAATTTCACAAATGATAGCAGAGTGAATCTGCATATTTTTTCTAGCAGCCCTATAGGCCACTCCATCAATTAGGGCAAGTTCTGCCACCTTAGATTCATATCCTGAACCTATTACGCTGTCTAGATGAATTAAATTCACCTTCTTTTTGAAAAGTTCGATTTGTGCCATTTGTTTTATTTGGTTTGTTGTTTGTTGTTTATGGTGTAAATGTAATAAAAAAATTAAAATCAAATAATAAAATAAAAAAAATATTTAAAAGGGTAGCATCTTATAGATCCCCATCTGAATAAATTCTTCTCCCTTCTTTACTATGCACTTCCTTACATTCAATTCAAAGACCATCTTATCATTGAATCCGTACTTTTTCTGTGCCAAATCCAATGTAGCTTTGATAGGATTATCTATGTCCGCAGATTTGGTAGAAAAGCCAAAGAACAGTTCAACTCTTAGCATCTGCTCAGGATCTACTTTGCCCTTTGGCATTTTAAGAAGCATCATTCTTTCAAATTCTATGTAGGCCTTGGTTCGGAATCTTCTACCCCGGTAGGCTTCATTTACTGAAAGGGGCTTCTGGTTTATATTGAATTGAATCATTTGAAATAATCATCTAATTTTTGTTTTTTCCATCCCTGCCTATTTTCAATTAGTTTTCGATATGTGGCAAGCATTCCCCTTAAAAATTCTACTTTTTGACAATCTTTATCACTTAATTGCTGAATAATATAATCAATTTCTAATTCAAATTCAGCTTCATGAAATTCTTTAACATTTGTTTCCATTATTTTATATTTTAGTTATTTGCATGCCTTATAAACAAAATCCATTGCTATCGTAACCCCCGCTACGATAAACATAAACCACAAGCCACAGTCAAAATCAAAGGTGATGAGCGCAAAGCAAGTTAATAGCGTAGTTTGGATACTGAATAGATCCTGCTTTTTAGGGGTTAAATTTTCGATTAACTTTTTCATATTAATTTGTCTAGGTTTCTATTTTCCTTAATTGATTCCAGAATAAATAACTTCCAGATTTTATTCTTTGACTTTGCCCCTACGGTGATTTCGTCTATGTACCTAGTGCTGATCCTTAACTCCCTGCGGACATCCTTTTCAATATCTTCTACCGGGTATTCCCAAGGCTTCAGTATTCCTTTCTCCTGCATTTTGTTAAACCAATTACCACCCCACTCAGCTAGATCCTTACAGAACCCGCTTTCCTTTGCACTTTGGTAGTTGTCCCTAAAGATCTGCTTTCCGATCTCTATCCATTGCGCTATTTCTTCCTCTGTAGGCTCTCTATCTACCCGTTTCATTGCTTGTACTTCTTGAACTATTTGGCTCTGGTGGTGTGCGTAGTATTGGTTTATCCATCCGCTTACATTCTTTTCGTTAACATGGTAGAAGTCACCGTACTGCCCGCGCATCCCGGCATGAAGGATGTAATCGACCCGGCTTTCATTCATCCAACCGTAGCTTTTAAAAAGTGTGTGAATGCATTCAACTAATTCAATCGCATCACTTTCTTTGTATTCTTTAAACTGCTTTAAACCGCAAACAAATTCCATTTTTTGCAGGTGCTTTAAAATTATCTCTCTCATTGCTTATTTTTTTTAATTTCTTCTTGATACATTCTTGCAAAAATATTATCTCTAGGGCTTTCTTTTTTTACAATCGGGTTGCCTCTTTTTACCCAATTAAAAAAATGCTCCTTTGCTAGCTTTTCATTTTCTTTAAAGTCTGCCTTTAAGATGCATTCCTGCCTGAAGGTATTTAAATGGTTTTTAACTTCATTCAAATCAGCTTTCCAATTTAAAGCTAATCCCTCCAACCAGATCTTATTATTCCATAATTCTCGAAAAATCGCATTATGTGAATCCTCATTTACTTTACTTTCTTTTTCTTTAATTTCTTTTACTTTACTTTCTTTTAATTGCATTGCATCCGCATTGCCTTCGCTATGCGTTCGCATTGCGTTTGCATCAATATCCCTATTCCAGCGTTTCTTGGCTGATTCTCTAGCCTTTTCAGACCGTTCTTCTTTCATCTCCATCCTTTTTAAAAGGCTTTCTGACCAGAAAAATTGATCATCTATTCCGAATAAATCGAAATCATTTATTAGCTTTTTGATGCTATCCTCTTGCGTGTGCAATGCGAATGCAATGCTTTTGTAATGCGTTCGCATCCTGTGATCTGATTCATTCCTGAGCATCTCGATTAATGCCCAAAATAGACCGTATCCTTCCCACCCCATATCCATTCTTAGCTGAAGGATCTTAGGGTCATCTTTCGCATTTGCATCGTGTGAAAAATAATAAGCTTCTTTTTTCATACAAAATAAAAAAGCCCAACAGGTGGAAGGCTGCCGGGCTTAGGTTAAAGTTAACCTTTGGAATTATTCTCGCTTCCACACAGGAATAATTCGATAGACAAATATAAAACTTTTTTCATTTATCCTACCAGATACCTGCGTTTTAGATGAAAAAAAACGCAAGCATAGGTCACCCCTAGTTCTAAGGCAATCACCTTTGTAGGTATACGATCCTGCCATCTTTCAAAGATTAATTCCTTCTCAGTTTCGGTTAGGTTTCGCCTTCTCATTTGGATAGGCGATAATTTGCTACCCTCTTATCATTTACGGTGATCATGTCCGTAACTATGTCAAAGCCTTCTTCCCGGATGTTAGCGATCCTAGCAGCAAGCCTAAAGCAGCCAAACATATTCAAGGCATCTAGCTGAGTTATAGATCTACCATTAAGCAGCCATCCCTTTATTAAAGCGGTTTGTGAGTCGGTGGATTTCATAGCGATAAAATAAATTTTTTAGCCTCATTTAAATGCTGATTAAATTCTTCTTTTGTGATCTCTTGGTAGTTCTCAGGCTTGACCACATACTGCACATAGCGTAGATTCTCTAGGCGGATGCTAGGGAATAACTCCAGAGATAAAATACTTTCCTTGCTGCTAGGGTAGAAGGTTACAGCTAGACTAGTATTTTTGTCTATCAGCTTGTAGTGAGTGTACTGATTAATAGTAAAGTAGGTAGACAGGGTGAAATCAGATTCCACATCTACTGTTCTAAGAGTTTTGATGGTTAGATTTTCCATTTTGGTTTTTGGTTTTTAGATTAATTTAAGACCTAGCATATAGCCAAGGGCGAAGATGGGCAATAAGGCTACAGCGTAATAAATTACAAGCCCGATTTTTTTGATTGATTTTTTCATGTTGTAGAAAGTTATGCCCCCTTTCGGGGGCTTGTTTTTATTTGAATAATGAAATTCCGTTTTTAATTCCTAATTTTTTGTCATAACACTCAAATTTAAAATTAGGATGATTCCAATGCCATCTACCTTCTTGCTTTGTAACTCTTGAAATTAATGTTTCTCCTAAAATCTCAAAATAATCTCCTTCTTCAGTCAATATTTTTAAAGCTTTATTTTCAGCTTCCATGATATTGTTGCAAGTTGTTTGGAATTTTTGTCCTTTTGATGAGTAGATTTTGTAAGTTTTCATAGTTTTTTTGGTTAGATGTGCTTGTTTGTTGAGTCAAATATCTTAGGAATAAATTAGAAAACAAAATATTTCAACAAAATTTTTGAATTATTTTTTTATCAGTAGCCTCCTTGATCAGATCCCCTACTAGCTTTTCTTTGACTTCCAGGTCTTCAGCTATTTCTTTTTTGGTGTATCCCCAACAGGCTAGTGTCACTACCCGGTCGACTAATTCCCTTGGCATCTCATTTACTAGGTTCGCCCTAGGGTTATAGCTTGATACTTCAAGAATGTTGTACAGAATGTAGTTAACCGTAGTTATCCTGATCCCCATCATGTCCGCTATTTGGTGCTTCGTGTTCCCTTGGGTGTATAGTTCCCGTACCAATGGCACTAGGCTTTCGTGCTTGCAAGTTGCCATAGCCTTTCGAATGTTTCGTTAAATGGTAGCTTCTCAGTTTGGTAGGTAGACCTAACCCCCTTGGGGGCTAGATCACCTGGTCTCTGAATAAATTTTCCTAGGTATAGATAGTGGCTCATTTGATTGATAGGTTATAGTTCTCAATAATTCTAGCACCGAATACGGTTTCACCTTTTTTGATTGCTTCTTTGATCGCCATCTTGTCTGCCGTTACTACGGTCTTGACATTCTGGAAAGAAGTAGGAAGGGCTTCCACTACATCTACTTCTACTGCCTCTGATCTCCTTAATGAGATCTTGAATAATGGTGATTCTATCTTATCGATTCCGCTTACTAGCATCGCATTCTTGAGGCTTTCTGTTAACCATGTGACCTTCTTATCCCGGCTTTCTTTCATGGCCTTGAGTCGCTTAATTTCAGCATCTATCTGATCGCTTTCCCCTTGGTAGTTGCTGATCACCTTAGCATAGTTAATGCCTTTGATCTGTAGCTGCTCCTGATTAATAAGCAATTCTGCTTCTAGTTCGGGTGTGAGTTCTTCGGTTTCAAGAAGCGCAGCTAAGTACTGCGCCTCCTGTGTGATTTCATATAGGTTCATAATAGTCCGTCTAAAATTTCAGTTTGATCTTTGGTTAAGGTATATTTTTTTAGTGCCTCCTT